CTCCCTTGCGTACCAGTCACGCACAAGCGTGTAGCAGTCCACCACACCAAACACAAAATCACGCCCGACATACGGCAGCTGAAAGCCGCTTGGCTCGCAGTAGCCCCAGCCTTCAGTGTTTGGGTTGACGACGAACCATGGCAGCTCTGACTTTTCGCAGGCAACGCGATCAGCCGCTGATGGCTCAGGATTGGTTTTGGGATGGCTGTGGACAATCGCCACAACCTCGCCTTGGTCTTCCACCTCATCCCAGCCAGACAAGACGAAGTGCTCATCAGGTGTGTCTGCAATGTTCTGACACGGAAAGTACCGATGCCGACCCTTGACCACAGCAACCAACCCGCAACACTCTCTCGGCGTCTCAGCCTTGGCGTGTTGCAAGATCTCTGCCCGCAACTCGTCTGATAGCTGCATCACTGAGTCAGACCAGCGCCAGGGAACGATCCAAACGGCAACTCAGCCGTATTGCCAAACCGCAGCTTGCAACTTGCCACACGCTTGCCGCAAACATCTTCAGCCAACGTGCTGACGCTGTTGCCGTTCACGTCAAAGTAATTGCTGCCGGTGTAACTGCACTCGCTGCTGCGGTACTTCCACTGGCAAACGTTGGCGATCACCTGCCGCTTTGGAATTTTCTGCCCCGCTAAATCAAACTTGCTGGCTAGCTCAAAGGTCACCTGATCTCGTGACTCACTAGCTTTTCGATCCACAAACCATCGCTCTTCAGGCCAACGGGCATTTGGATCAGCTGCGCTTTCACCGTCAAGATACTTTTTCAGCGTTCTGATTCGACGCACTTCCGCTCCACCAAGATCATTGCCCGCCGTTGTTGCATTGACCAGCAGCAAAAGCGTGGTCATGGTGCCGTCGTGATTGCTGATCGACAGGGTGGGGCGTGGCAGCGTTCCAGTGTTGCTGTACTCAAAGCCATCAGCCTTAATCGGAATCCGCGTATAGGTCTGACTGTTGAACACGATATTGCCATTAACATCAGCATTAGCTCCAGCATGGAAGCGGTAAACATCACTGCTGCCGTGCAACGTTGAATCCAGCCTTAGCTCGAACAGCTCAATGATTGCACTGGGGTTGATCTTTGCCAGCTCCTCATACGCTGACGCAATCGCAGTCCAAACACACGTTCCATCAGTAACTGTGTCGCCAACCATGTTCGGCCAGCCGGGTTCAGAACTGCCTGACGTTCCAGCAGTAGAACAACGGAAGAACAAGCCAGATGGCTGCTCAACGCTGGCGCGTCGGATGTCACCAACAGAAAATGCGGTGCTGGCGGCCCAAGCTGCTACTGCCATTACGGTTCAAAAACTTGGCGGAACGTTGCCTGAATTGTGGCGCGGTTTGCAAATGGGATCGACTTAGTCCACTTCTCACACACCCATTTGTATGTGTCTGATTCATCTGGTGGCGACCAATCAAAAGAGGCGTAATCGCTTGCACGAGCATCTAAAAACGTCTCGATAGTGTCAGAGTCAGCCTCTGTCAAATTGACAAAGGACAAAGTCCAAACCTTTGGGTTTTGATTAATGCCCATCGTGAACCGGCTCTCAAATCCGTCACCAAATTGCACCTTGCGCACGTTCGGCGCACTTGCTTTTTGCGCGCCGTAGTCAGGGTCGATAGAAGGAAAGGTTGCCATCAGCTTGCGAGGAGACCACCAGGACGTTTTTGTTTGACCAATTCTTGCTGCACTGCAATGCCAATGGCTTTGCCAAGTTGTGACGCTTGAGCATCATTACCTTCAACAGCAGAACCCGTAGCGTCAACGTTGACTGTCACGCTACCCACGCCACCGCCTAAAGTCTCAACGCCAAGGCGACCGCCACGGCCACGGCGCAAAGGGAGCACGGCTTCTGGGCCAGCCTCGCCCATTAGCGCCATTGTTGGCCGGCCAATGTAACCGCCCTTGGCATAAGGCACGATGCCGTTTTGAGCAAACACGTTGCCCTTGGCGCTGGGGAAAATGTTGTCTACAAGCCTTCCCATCCCAGCCCGCAAGAACATGCTGGCAAACGTCCGCAACAGACCAGACAACGACTCACCCAAAGTCTTAGTGCCGTCAATCAGACCCTCAATCGCGCTGGTCATTTGATCCGCCAACGTGTCTTTAATTTGATCAAGCGTAATTGCGTATTTGTCAGTTGCCTTGTTTAACTTATCTTGCTGATTCAGTTGCTCAGCTATTGCAGCACCAGCAGCAAATTGCTCTGCTTCTAATTGATCTGCAGCCGCCACAGATGCCTCAAGATCTGCCAAGAAAATGGCAAGGTCAACAGACATTTCTTTAGTTGCGCTAGCAGCACCAGTGGTGCTGCTTTTAATGCCTGTGCCACCAGTAACAATGGTGCTGAATTGTGTGTCTGGCAAAGTAACTGCACCAAGTCCGGTCCCAGCGCCGCCTGCTCCCAGCCCAGCGAATCGTTCTTCAATACTTTTGAAAAGCTCGCCAATAAGCTGCTGTGAACCCGCAATAGCTGCAGCACCAGCGCCAACACCAAGTACTGCGCCAATCTTGCCGCCTTTACCTAGTGACGCACTGGCAGCCTGCAAAGCGATGATGCCTTGCTGAATGACAAGCCTTGCCTTCTCAAGGTTGAATAACGTGCGAGTTATCTTCACAACTGTGTTGAGATTGGTGATCAACGCCGTGAACGCTTTGCCAGCAGCAACACCAACCATCGCGCTGCCAAACAAAATGGCAGCTTTTGTCATAAAGCCAAAAGCCTCAAGAATCACAGGCAGGTTGTTGGTTACATTCTCTAAAAATGTCTTAAAGCCTAGCGCGACAGCATTTAGTGCAGGCAGCATGGCGTCAAGCAATACTGCTCCAACCTCAGCAAATTTAATTCCTATCTCTGCAATTTGATCGTTAAAAAGCTCGGCGTTTTTCGCAAAATTTTCGCTTACATTGACGCTAAATTTTTCAAGGGATTCAGAGCCACCATTCAGCAACGTGATCAGCTTTGCACCAGAGCGGCCAAAGATGTCCATTGCAACAGCTGCCTTTTCTGGCCCGTCAGGCAGTTGCGCAAACTTGTCAGCGATTTCACCGAGCAACTTGTCAGATGGCTTCAAACTGCCATCTGCTTTCTTGACGCTGATGCCCAGCTTGCCGTAAGCGTCAGCGTAAGTTTTGACGCCCTCGGCAGCCTCAACCTGTGTCTGGTCCAACTTGCGCAGACCAGTCTCAATCTCGCTTTGACTTACATCCGCGAGCTTGCCTGCGTTGACGTAAGCCATCAACGTGCCAGCGGCAATGCCTGTGCGAACGCTCAGCTTGCCAAAGGCATCAGCAGTGTCTAAAAGGCTTTTGCCCAGAGCCGCAATACCACCAACAGCAGCAACAGCCAACAACCCTTTGAAAGCTGCACCGACACCACGCACAGCCATGCCAAGGTTCTTGGCCTTGCCCTCAACCCCCTGCATGGAGTTGCCAAGGCGCTTGATATTGTTTTCGCCCTTAGTTTTGGCGTCGATTAACAGACCAAACTTGGCAGCCATTTACTTGCTCTCCTTATTCAGGATCTTGACCGCCGCAGCCTCCATGACCTGCAAATTCTCAAGCACGGTCGGCTGGTCCTCGACTTCATACAGTCTAAACAGCCATTCAACAGCTGAATAGTCCAGACCGCAAACGCCTGACATTGTTGTGCGCCATTGCGTCTGACAACGCAGGAAGATCTCGACAGCAGGCCAGTTATCAGGCCACACCTCAAAATGCTCAGGCTCATCAGGCACAGGCAACGCCAAGCCAAACGCTTGGGCATCAGCCATCAGCTCTGACTTGTCATCAGGGCCGCTGAATAAATACTCAACGGCCTCCTTTAGTTTTTTCTCTTGGCTCCCTGCTTGCTTTCCAGATAAGCGCCAGCAATCGCGCTGGCCATCATCGGCACGTCGAGCAGCTCGTCACGCTTGGTGATGCTGTAAGGCAGTTCCTTGCCATCCTCATCCTCAACACCTGCCCAACCTGACATCACCTCGCGGGCAATCTCAACATCAGAGAGGTTGCCTTCACCGCTCAGCTCAGCAATCTCCACAAGCCGGCTTTGCGTCAAGTCTCTGAACTCAACATCAAAAGTGACCCGCTCGTGTTTGCCCCCATCAACAGGGACATCCACAGAAACGGGCCACTTGTAGGTGTTGGACTTTTTAAGGACGAATCCCATAAAAGGAAAAATTCATCCCAAAACTAGCGCACTATGTAAGTGCCAGGCTGTACTCATCATTGCCTGATGTTGTCGGGGTTGCTGTGTAGTCAAAGTTCAGCATCTGAACGCCGTCAGAATCTGAGTAGCTAACAGCAGACAAATCAGTCTGAGGTGCGCTGAAAGTAAAGATGTTGCCAGCAGTTTGACCATGCCGGAACGTGTTGTTGCCAGTAGCAGAGCCAGTGATGCTGGTGAAATAGTTCTTGGTTGCCATCGTGACGGCCTCCAGAACAATGCTGCCGCCAGGGCGACGATCAGTAATCAGCACCTCCTTGCTGCCACCAACCAGCTCGCGGTAAACGCTCTGATTGTTTTGATCAAAGCTGAACGACTGCACAGCACCGGCATAGCTAAACAGCTGCTGGCTAGTGGTGTTGCCGTTCTTGAACAGCACCGGCTTAGCTTGGTTCTGATACGTCGGCGTTGCGTTTGAAACGTCGGTCGGCTCGTTATAGATGCCGATCATCGTGAAGTTGATGGTCGGAATCTGGCCAATCTCAGCGTTAATAGAGAACGAGCCGCGAGCGCCAGTCACTTTCTGGCGGACGCCATCTTGGAAGAAGTAGATGGTGACAGAGTCAAAGCTGCTGCTCACCGGGGCATAGGTGACCGAGGTGCTGGCCACAATGGTTTCGCTGTTGCCGCAAGCCTTGAGCAAAGGGCCAAATGCAGGGGCAGTGCCGGCTGTGCCAGAACCGACCATCTCAACTTCAAAAGTCACCTCAACGCGCTGGAAAGCGTGAAGCACTTCATAGTTGCCCATGTAGCCACGAATCAGCTCACGCTCAACAGCGTCAGACTGAAAAGGACTGATCTCAAGGCTGCGAACAAGGATCGCATCTGCAGAACCTGTTGGCGTTGGATCGGTTCCGTAAGTTGACTCCTCTTTCGCCAACAAGAGGCGTTGACTTGTTCTAAGTGCCATTGGTCAAAACCTCAGTTGGAGACAGGAAGTTGACTATCAGAACCCATAATAGTCACGGGCCTTGAGTCAGGTCAGCGAGCCGGGTGCGGTAACGCACTAGATATTCAACACCAA